TATAACAATGGCAAGTGGTAAATCTGTAAGTGGCAATCCTCCACAATTTACTAAATTAACATCTGGAACAGGAACATATACTACTCCTACAGGTGCTACTTATTTAACAGTAGAGATGGTAGGTGGCGGTGGTGGTGGTGGAGGTTCTAATACTACTGGGGGGTCTTCTGCTGGAGGAAATGGTGGCAATACAACTTTTGGTAGTTCTTTATTAACTTCTAACGGTGGTGGAGGTGCTGGTTACAGTGGAACTAATCCTGGTGGAACGACAACTGTTTCTTCTCCTGCTGATGGTATAGGAATTACAGGAAGTGCTGGTGCTTCACCTGCTATTGGGTACACCAGTTCTATATCTTATGTTTCTGGTGGTATGGGTGGTTGCAGTCCTTTTGGTGGTGCTGGACAAAACCAATGGGCAACTACTACTGGTCAAAATGCAGCAACAAATTCAGGTTCTGGTGGTGGTGGTGGAGGAGGTAATGTAACTGCAGCCGTTCCTGGTGGTGGTGGTGGTTCAGGTGGATATGTTAAAGCAATTATAACAAGTCCATCAGCAAGTTATTCTTATGCGATTGGTGCTGGCGGTACAGCAGGTGTAGCAGGAACAGGTGGATATGCAGGTGGAACAGGTGGTTCAGGTGTAATTATTGTAACAGCTTATTTTGGATAAATTATGATTAGACATTGTATTATAGACACAAACACAAATTTAGTTGTAAATGTTGTTGAATATGAAAATGAAAGAACAGGTGTGCCTGAAGGACTAGAATCACATTTAATATGCGTTGTAAGTGAAACAGGTGAAATCGGTGGAACATATAATGCAGATGGAACAATTACAAATCCTGTAATTGAATTTATTGACCCAACAGGACTATTATAATGGCATCAATTAAAATAGCTGGAGATACATCAGGTGAAATCACCATATCAGCACCAGCAGTTTCTGGAACAAACACATTAACATTACCAGCTAATACAGGCACTATTATTACATCAGCTACAGCGGCAGCAGATGTTCCAGCACCTACTCAATTATCAACAGCAAGTGGTTCAGCACCTAGTTATAGTGCAAGAGCATGGGTAAATTTTCAAGGAACGAGTACAGTAACAATAAGAGGTAGTGGAAATGTTACATCAATTACAGACCATGGTACAGGTGATTACACAGTAAACTTTACGACAGCAATGCCTGATGTAAATTATTGTGGGGTTGCACTTCCAAATGATGGAACTGCTGGCACTAATTTAGTAATTGCTTGTGAAAATCAAACAAGAACAAAAACAGTATCAGCATTTAACATATGGACAGCATATGGTGGAAATGGCGTAAATAAAAATTTATATGATGTTGGTACAGTTAATGTATCAATATTTAGATAAGGAAAAATTATGGATAAAAGAATCATATATAAAAATGATGATAACACAATCTCTATAATAGTTCCTGCTGATTGCGGTCTAACTATTGAACAGATTGCTGCTAAAGATGTACCCACAGGAAAAGAATATCACATTGTAAACGCATCAGATATTCCATCTGATAGAACTTTTAGAAACGCATGGGAGTGGCAATAATGGGTATACAAGTAAACATAACCAAAGCAAAAGAAATTACTAAAGATAGACTTCGTGAAGAACGAAAACCTTTATTAGAAGAGCAAGATATATTGTTTCAAAAAGCACAAGAAACAAATGCAGATACAACTGCTATTGTTGCTGAGAAACAAAGACTTCGTGATATTACTAACCAAGTAGACAATATGACAACTGTTGAAGAATTAAAAGGAGCTTCAGTAGAATGAGCGTAATAATTAATGGCGATACAGGCATAGACAAGATTACCGATGGTAGTATTGTTGCTGCTGATATTGGTACTGGTGAAGTTGGTGCAACACAGTTAGCATCTACATTAGATTTAACAGGTAAAACTGTTACATTACCTGCTGGTGTAGGTGGTAAAATATTACAAGTAGTAAATTCAACAACCACAAGTGGAGCAACAACCACATCTGCTTCATTTGTTACAACTGGTAAATCTGCAAGCATAACACCATCATCAGCAAGTAATAAAGTTTTAATATTAGTCAATGCTCATTACGATACAAGTGCTGGAAATGCTCAATCACATTGTACTATTTATAGAGGAGCAACTAATTTAGGTAATGCTACTTATGGTTTAAGTTCACTTTTTGATGGTGGAGATAGAACTATTGGTGGAATGGCTATGATGTATTTAGATTCACCAGCAACAACATCATCAACTACATATACAATTTATATTAAATCTGGTGCTGGAAATACTACTGTCATTGGTATGCAAGGAGTGCCAACAACAATAACATTATTAGAGGTAGCTGGATAATGAACAGATATGAAGCAATACACAAACTTTATCCGAATGTAATTAGTATTCGTGATGAAGTGGCATATGATGCAGATGATAATGAAGTTATATATGATGAAAATGCAGTTCAAATTGAAATAGATAATAATGCTTATAAAGAAAGACGAGCATCTGAATACAAAACAGTTAAAGAACAATTAGATATGCTTTATTGGGATAAGGTAAACAATACAAATTTATGGCAAGAGCATATTAATGCTATAAAAACTAAATATCCGAAAGGATAATAATGTTTGGCATAAGTGCATTTTCTCAAGCACCTTTTAGTACACTAGGTGCAGGTGCAGTCTTATTAGGTGAAGCTAATATTGCTGCTGATGCTACAGTTGTATCTACTGCTGTAAGATTACGCACATCTAGCGGTGATATATCATCTACTGCGACTGTAATATCTGATGCAATACTTATATTAAATGGTGTAGGTTCAGTTAATGCAGTAGGTTCTGCAACCATAGATGCTACAAGATTGCGTACATCACCTGCTATTATAAATGGCACAGCAAGTGCATCTATTACTTACTTGCGAATTAGAACTAATAGTGGTGCTATTGCAGGTTACGCATTATTTGATGCAGAAGGATTCTCTCTAGCAGTCGCAAGTGGTTCTATATTCTCTAATGTTAGTGTTACTGCTAACGGATTTAGTGAAGCATTAGCAACAGCAAGTATAGATGGTAATGCTACTGTATCATGCTTAGGTGGTTTAATAGCTGATGGTGATGCAAACATCAACGCAACAGCATTAGCAGAATGTTTAGCAAATGCGACATTTAGTGGTGATGCAATTATAAACTCTAATGGAACAATAACTGCGATTGGTTATGTTCTAGGTGAAGAATGGTCAGATAGTGCAGTGGGTTCAGAAGTATGGACTGACTCTACTACTGGAAGTGAAGTATGGGTGGAAGATACACCTGAATCAAACACATGGTTAAGACAAGGATAACAAATGGCAAAAACCAAAATATCAGAATACGATTCAACTGCAGCTAATAATACCGATGTAGATGGTGTTAATATTGCTGAATCATGTCCGCCTTCAGGCATAAACAATGCTATTCGTGAGGTTATGGCACACCTAAAAGACTTTCAGTCTGGTGTTAGTGGTGATAAATTACCTATTGCTTCAGGCGGAACAAATGCAGGAACTGCAAGTGATGCTAGAACTAATCTAGGTTTAGGTGCGTTAGCAGTAAAAGCAACAGTTGCTACTGCTGATATAGATGCAGATGCAATTAATGGAACAAAGATTGCAGATGATTCTATTGACTCTGAACATTATGTAGATGGTTCTATTGATACTGCACATATCGGTGATTCACAAGTAACCAGTGCAAAAATAGCAGACAACAATGTAACTGCTGATGAACTAAATGTTAGTGGTAATGGAACTTCTGGACAAGTATTATCATCTGATGGTGATGGTTCATTTAGTTGGACAGACGGAATATCAGGCAGTCTTGCTGCAACTGGTTATGTAGAATTTGGTAATGGTTTTAAAATACAGTGGGGTAGTGGCACTCTTTCTGGAATCGGTGAAAAAGCAGTTACATTTACATCAGCATATTCTAATGCTTGTGTAGGTGTATTTATGAATAGTACAGCAATTAGCACAGGTAATATCATTAAATCAACCAATGTAACTACTTCTGGATTTACTGCTAAAATTGATTATTGCTGTGCTCCAAATGTTAATGCAGCTTTCAATTATATTGCTTTCGGTTATTAATGTTTATTAGCGAAAATATAAAAAAAGAACGATTAAATTTATGTAACTCTTGTGAACATCTACAAGTAAATAAAATAGCAAATACTTGTGGAGAATGTAATTGTATTATTCATTTGAAAGTACAATGCAAATCACAACAATGTCCAATAGGGAAATGGTAAATGGCAACTCGCATACAATTTGAAGAATGGTTACCTGACCAACCGTCTGTTACATCACTACGAGATGCAAAGAATGTATTTCCTACCTCTATAGGTTATGCTCCATTTGCTAACGAACAAGATTTCTCTGATGATGCTAGTGAAAACTTAAACTCTGTATTTGGTTCTAAATATGGTGATGAGGTGGCTATCTTTGCAGGGGGTGGAACTAAACTGTTTAAACTAGATGCTACAGATTTAGGATTAGATGATGTCTCTAAATCAGGTGGTTATAGTGGAGGCACATGGCAGTTCTGTCAATTTGGTAAAGTAGTCATTGCAGCTAACAACCAAGCTAAACTACAGTCATGGACGATTGGTTCATCATCAGCATTTGCAGACTTAAATGCTAATGCACCTGTTGCTAAATATGTAACTGTTGTTCGTGACTTTGTTGTAGCAGCTAACATTGGTGCAGGAACAGATACCAACAAAGTACAATGGTCAGACATTAACGATGAAACTAATTGGGTATCTGGAACAACATCACAATCAGATTATCAGATTATTCCTGACGGTGGTAACATTACTGGATTAACAGGTGGCGAGATTGGACTTGTATTTTTAGAAAAGTCTATCGTGCGTATGTCTTATGCTGGTTCACCATTATTCTTTCAGTTCGACACCATCTCAAGAGGATTAGGTTGTTTAGAAGGTAACTCTATTGCACAGTATGGAGCAACATCATTCTTCTTATCTGATGACGGCTTTTATAAATGTGATGGACAAACAGTCACAGGTATTGGTACAGAAAAAGTAGACAG